TACCTCCGCGACATGCAAACGGACCCGAAGGCCATGGAGGTCAACGGGCTGCAGGAGCTGCTCGACAAGCGGGAGGCTTGGGACCTGGTGGCGCGCGCGGACCTGCGGAAGTCCGTTGGGGACTGGGTGACGGACCGCATGCCCGTGGCCTGCTACGCGACCTTCGACTGCCGCATGCTGGTCGCGACCCTGCTGGTCGGCGACGGCTGGCGGGGGGCCGAGAGCGACGATTGGCTGGATGGCTGGCAGCCGGCCGTCTGCATCAAGGGCCTGGATGAGGTCCTCAGCCCGTCCTTCGGACCGGTGCGCCCGCGGCGGCGCCTCGTCGACCTCTACGAGCGCTGGGTAGGTGGGCGCCTCGAGCAGACCCACCGCGCGCAGGATGACGCTCAGGCCTGCTGGCAGGTCTTCTGCCGGCAGATGGTGGCGTGGCAGGCCCGCTGGGGCACCCCGACCGTGGGCGAAGTCCTGCGCGCAAGCCAGGAGCCCTACCGCGCACGCATCAGCGCCAAGCTGGTCGAGCTCGAGCAGCGGGAGCGGGACCTGGCATCCCGGCAGGCTAAGCTCTTGGGCGCCCTCGCTACCGTGACCCTGGACTGAGCGATGCCCGTGCGGGACTCCTTCGATGTCGCCGTTGCGCTTGACGGCGTGCGCACCAAGGGGCCCGCACGGGTCCACCTGCTGACCCTCGACGCCAAGCAGCTGCGCGACATGGTGTTGGGGCTCGGCGACTGGGAGCAGCGGCTGGAGGCCGCTGGAGAGGGGGCGAAGGAGGACGCGCCGGCATGGGTCCCTGCGCGCTTCCGCCTCGCTGAGCTGCCCCCTACGCGCTCTGGCCCTGGGGATGACTGGGACCCGTGGGCCTGGCGCAAGCGCAGCGAGGTGCAGGCCTTGACGTGCCTGGTCCTCGACGTGGACGATGGGGGGAGCCTGGACCGCCTGGTCGAGCTCGGCGGCGAGCACTGGCACTGGGGCTACACCACCTGGAGCCACACCCCCGGGCACCCCAAGGCGCGCGTCGTCTTCCCCTTGGCCGAGCCCGTGCCGGCTGAGCAGTGGCCGGAGGTCTGGCAGTGCGCGGCGCGATGGGCGCGGGCCTACGGCGTGAAGGTCGACGAGGCCTGCAAGGACCTGGCGCGCGTGTACTTCCTCGCCGCAGTCCCCCTGGACCGCTACTTCGACCGGCAGACCTGGGAGGGGGGCCACCTCGACGATGCGGGGCTGCCGCGGCTGTTGCACGCCGATTGGCTGCGGGCGCACTACCCGCCCAAGCCAGCCCCCCCGGCGCCCCGTAGGGCTGGCCGCGTCAACCCGGCGAACGTGGCCGATGCGAGAACACGCATGTTTACGGCATTCATGAAGACCGTAGCGGCCAACCTATCTGCCAAGGCAGAGGGCGGCCGCAACGTGGCGGCTTATGACGCCGGCCTCGCGCTGGGCCTGCGGGCTGCTGATGACGGGATTCAAGAGCAGGAGATCGACGCCTGGGCAGTGGAGCTGGTGCAGGCGGCGGTCAGGGCAGGGCTACCGGAGCGCGAGGCCGGTGCCGCTGTATATCGTGGCCTCGCGAACGGGAGAAGCAAGTGAAGGACAAAGCAGACCGAGCAGAACAGGTCAACGCATGCGGCAACAATGAGAAGGCTGGGCTGGAGTGGCCGAAGACCAGCCTGGACAACAAGGGCAAGTGGAACGGCGGGCCGCCCAAAGGCACCCTGACCAACCTGGTCAGCATCCTGACCTTCGATGAGTTCTACATCGGGCAGGCCGCCTTCGATGAGTTCCGCCAGCGCGTGACCTGGCGCGGCCAGCCGCTGGCGGACCATCACCTCGACGAGCTGCGCGATGAGCTCGGCACGGACTGGCGGCTGCACGTCGGGGCAGACGTGGCCCATCACGCCATCCGCCGCGTGGCGTACCTGAACCGCCACCACCCGGTGCGGGACTGGCTCGAGGAGCTGCCCCCCTGGGACCGCACCAAGCGCCTCGAGCTGCTGCTGCCTGGCTACGTGGGGGCGGTCGACACGCCGCTCACGCGCGCGATGGGCCGGTGCTTCCTCATCTCGTCGGTGGCGCGCATCCTCGACCCTGGCTGCAAGGTCGACACCGTGTTGGTGCTCCAGGGCAAGCAGGGCTGCGGCAAGTCGACTTTCGTGCGCGAGCTCGCCGGTGACCCGGAGTGGTACAGCGACACGCCGCTCAACCTCGGCGACAAGGATAGCTACCTGGGCCTGCAAGGCTGCCAGTTCATCGAGCTCAGCGAGCTCGCAGCGACGCGCAAGAGGGACGTGGAGCCCGTCAAGGCCTTCATCAGCGCGCAGCGCGACCGCGTGCGGCTGCCCTACGAGCGCACGACGACGGACCTGGCGCGGCAGTGCGTGTTCATCGGAACGACCAACGAGGAGCAGTTCCTGCCCGACCAGACGGGCAACCGCCGCTTCTGGCCGGTGCGCGTGGGGCAGCTCGACCTCGAGGCGCTAAGACGCGACCACGCCCAGCTCTGGGCCGAGGCCTTGTACGCCTACCGCGACGCGCCCGCTGGAACGATCCCCTGGCTGCTGCCGCGAGAGGTGCATGACGAGCTCGCCGAACGGCATGACGAGCACGCCACCAGGCACCCGTGGGAAGACGCGCTCAACCTGGAGCTGCTGGCGGTGCAGTTCGCCGTCAGCGGCATGACCATCGGCGAGGCCTTGAACCGCCTCGAGGTGCCGGTGCAGCAGCAGAACCGGGGCCACGAGATGACCGTGGCCGGCATCATGTCCTCCGCCGGCTGGACCCGGCGCCGCGTCAGCGACGGCAAGACGCGCTCCTGGCGCTACTTCCCACCCCGCGACGGCTGAGCTGTCCCAACCTGTCCCAACCTGTCCCAACCGTTTCCGGGGGGGTTGGGACACCGAAAAGCCCGACCACCACCCTCTTTATAGCTACTGTCCCAACCTGTCCCAACCTAAAGAGGAAAAGAGGCATAATGAAGAATATAGTAAGTGTTGAAAAACGCTTCGGAGGTTGGGCAGGTTGGGACACTTGCCGAGATGACCGACAGGGCGCCCTGTTTGAGCGTCCCAACCTCGGCGCAGAGGTTGGGACAGCGCCCGAGGTTGGGACAGCTCTGAGCGCCTGGTGCCACGACGGGACCTGGGGCTACGCCCACCGCGCCCGGCCAGGGGCTGCGAAGCCTGCGGCCTGCGGCGTGCCCCCCAAGGCCCGCAAGAGCCACGGGGGGCGCTCGTCCTGGGTCCCGGCCTGGTCTGGGCGCAGGTTGTGCCCTGAGTGCCTTGGGCGGCCTCCAGAGGCCGGCGGGGCTGGGGAGGCCCCACGGGCCGCTATGGAGCGGGAGGCGGCTCTGAGGCGCTCTGCAGCCGCTCAGCCCGCAGCCGAAGCGCCTCCCGAACCTGAGCCTGCGCCCACGCTCCTACAAGCTCGTCGACGACCTGCTGCGAGCTGACCCCAAGCAGCTCAGCCAGCAGGGCGATGACCTGGCGGGTGGCGTGGCTGCATGCGAGCATCGACCGCACTGGCGGCATGGGGCCCTCCCTGGTACACTTGGCATGTATACACCGTGCCCATCGAGGTCGAATGCCACGCCGCCGCAAGCCCCCTGGCCCCACCCCGGAGTACGCGCAGCTGCTCGCGGCGGCGACGGCGGCTGGGGTCCAGGTGTCGCCGGAGTCGGTGCCAGTCGGCGCGCCCCCTCCTCGAGCGGCACCCCCGCCGCCACCTGAGCCGCCCCCTGCGCCAGCAGAGCCGCCGGATGACCGCCCCCTGCTCGACCAGGTAGCGGCGGAGGCGCCGCAGGCCCTGTTGGTGCTGCGCCGTGCCATTCGGGGAGGGAAGGTCAGCGGCATCCAGCTCAACGCGGCCCGCTTCCTGCTGGAGCATCGGCTGCGCCTCGAGCGCGCCCTGGTGCAGGCGCAGGCCGAGGGCGGAGCGGATGAGGCGGCTGTAGAGCAGCTCGCCGACGTGCTGCGCCTGGTGCGCGCGTGACCTTCCTGCCCCCTGGCATCCCTGCGTCGCTGCGAGCCGACACCGCGTCGCTGCTGGGGCAGCGGGACCTCTTTGTGCGGCTGCTGCGCATCAAGGACAAGCAGACGGGCGAGCTGGTGCCCTTCGAGGCCAACCCGGCGCAGCGGCGGCTCTGGTCGCTGATGGACGACAGCAACCGGGTCATCGTGCTCAAGGCGCGGCAGGTGGGAATCTCGACGGCGGTGCGGGCGTGGCAGTTCCACCGGGCCTACTGCGCCGAGCGCCCCCTCAACTTCGCGGTCTTGAGCTTCCACGACCGCAGCGCCCGTAACCTGCGGCGGATGGACCGCGCGTGGCTGGAAGGCCTCCCGAAGCTGTTGCAGCGCCCCCTCGCCATCGACAGCGCGACTGACAGCATCTTCGCCGACACGCGCGCGGGCTTCTCGAGCTTCACAACGGGAGGTCGAGGCGGCACGCGCTCCTTCGAGTTCAGCGGCGGCCACCTGTCTGAGTTCGCCTTCTACACCGACCCTGACGAGGTGTTGGCGCAGTCGCTGTCGACGGTCGGCGCTGGCCCCCTGGTCATCGAGTCGACCGTCGACGCGCCCGGCGACGCCTTCCATCGCCTCATCGAGGGCGCCCCGGCCAACGGATGGTCGCTGTTCACGTACTGGTGGTGGGAGCACCGACCCTACCGCGACGAGGCGCTGCCGCCCGACTGGGACCGCACTGAGGCTGAGCGGCAGCTTGCGGACCAGTACGGCCTCGACGACGCGCAGCTCTGGTGGCGCCGGCAGCAGGTGGCGACGCTGGGTGAGGCGAAGTTCCGGCGGGAGTACCCAGCCTGCCTGGATGACTGCTTCCTGGCTCGGGAGGGCGGCTACTTCGAGCAAGACCTGCTCGAGGCCATCAGCGTGATCGACCCGCGCCAGCCCAGCGACCCGTGCGAGCTCGAGGCGCCCCAGCTCGGCGACCGCTACGTGATGGGCGTCGACGTGTCGGGCGGCCATGGCGGCGACGCGAGCGCCCTGTGCGTGCTCAGCGTGGCGACGGGGCAGGCGGTCTTCGCCGAGCGCAGCAACCGCATGAGCCCCAAGCTGTGGGCACATCGGGTCATCCAGGTGGCCAGCCGCTACAACAACGCTCTGGCGCTGGTCGAGAGCAACAACCACGGCCACGCTGTGCTGCTTGAGCTCGAGGCCTGCGGCTACCGGCACCTGTGGACCCGCGACGGCCGGCCCTGGGTCACGACGCTGCAGAGCAAGCTGGAGCTGTGGGACGGCGCTCGTGAGGCGCTACGCCTGGCGCAGGTGCTCGATCGCGCGACGTGGATGGAGCTGCGGGGCCTGACCATCCCTCCCGGCAAGGTTGCGCCCGAGGCGCCGACCGGCGCGCACGACGATGCGGCCATGGCCTACGCGCTCGCTGTGCGCTGTCTGCGCGATGTTCCTGGCAGTTGGCGCACGCAGGCGCTACAGTCGGGCGGCCGACACCGCGTCGACGACCTGCTGCGCTCTGCACGAGCTCGCCGCATCCGCGGCGCGATGCCCTTCTGAGGTCCCCGATGATTAGCCCGACGCAGGCTCAGGCCATCCTGCAGGCCCACGACACCTATTGGGAAGCGCGGCGCGAGCGGCTGCGCGACTGCAAGAAGCTCTACATGACCGACTTCTGGCGGCACGAGGCGGTCTACGACGCCATCCTGCGCACCGAGGTGCCGAAGGCCTACCAGGTGGTGGAGTCGTACCTGGGCTCGCTCTACGCCAAGAACCCCGCCGTGGTGGTCGAGCCAGACCTGCGACGGCGGGGCAATCCAGAGGTCGCAGAGGCCACGGCGAACCAGTACCTGCTCACGGTGCGGCAGCAGCTCGAAGACGCGACGCGCATGGCGCTCATCTACCCGTGCAGCTTCATCAAGCTGGCGCCCGTCATCTCGACGGACCCGCTGAAGCGGGTGGCGGCGTCGGCGCTCCCTCCCTGGGAGGTGGTGGTCGACGACACCGCCACGAGCTGGGAGCAGCAGCGATGGGTCGGGCACGTCTACCTGATGCCCATCCCAGAGGCGGCGCAGCAGTACGGCAAGGGGCCGGAGGAGTTCCGTGCGCGCAGCTACACGCGCTGGCTGGAGCAGGACCGGGCCGGGCTGCCCGTGGAGCGCCAGGTCGACCTGCGCGTCGACGAGGGCTGGGTGCGCGTGCTCGAGCTCTACGACCTGGAGGCCGACAAGCTGTTGGTCTGGTCGCCAGACTACCAGGGTGGGCGGGGCTTCCTGTTTGAGGGCATCAAGGTCCAGGTGGGCGCCCTCGACCCTGACGCTGGCGCAGACGTGAGCGAGGCTGAGCTGCAGGCCGAGGAGCAGCACGAGACCACCGGCATCCCCTTCAAGACCACCAGCGGCAGACCGGTGGTCCCCATCCTGCCGCTGTACTTCTCGCGCGACCCGGACGTGCCGCTGCGGGGCTACGCGCTCGTCGACCGCTCCTTTGACCAGTTCCGCGAGCTCAACCTCATGCGCACCTACCAGGCGCAGGGGGTGCGGCGGATGGCTCGCCAGTGGCTGGTGCGCCAGGGCTTCCTCAGCGACGACGCGGCGGCGAAGGTCAGCGCCGGCCTGGATGGTGAGTTCATCGAGGTGGACCTGGCGCCCGGCAGCCCCCTCGAGGGGAACATGATGCCGGTTCCGCAGGCGCCCATCCCGGGCGACATCCAGCTCTACGCGCAGACGGTGCAGCAGGACATCAGCGACGCAGGCCTCTTGGCGCCCTTCACGCGCGGAGAGGTCACCAAGAGCACGGCCACCGAGCAGAACCTGCTCGCGGCCTACACGTCCAGCGAGGTCGGGCGGATGGCCCGCACCCGTGACGGGCTCATCACCGACCTGGCGCGGACCTACAACATCATGCTCAGCGTCGTCCTCGGCGACGAGGCCGAGCCCCTTGCGCTGCCCAACCCTGTCGGCCCCACGATGCTGAGCGCTGAGGACCTCACTGGCGACTTCAGCTACTGGGCGGTCGATGCTGGCACGACGCCGATGGGCGACCTGCAGAAGCAGCAGAAC